GATTTCCTCTATTAACAAGGATACCAGAGTCCACAGGAGGAGAAGTAGATTGATCTAAGTTTGCACTTAAAGTTAAAATAGCATCATATATAGACGTAGAACCAACACCAACAAGAACCTGAGCACCAAGAACAGTTAGATTACCTTGAATAGTTAAGCTCTGCTGCATAGTAACATCATCTGTAAATGGTGTGGTGCCATCAATAATATTAGCGATATTATTTTGATGATCTAAAACTGCAGATTGTAATGTGCCTACGTTAGCTCTTTCAGAAGATATAGAGGTATTTGACCCAGTTAATCCTGTCACAAGATTAGTAATATCAGTATTAGCACCTGTTAAACCAGTTTGTAGATTAGTTATAGCAGTATTAGCTCCTGATAGTCCTCCAAGGGCAACAAGATAGGTAGCATAGTCATTTGCACGAAGCTCGACTCCCGCAGAAGATACTGATGTGGAAGTAAGAGTCCCAGTATTAGCAGTTCCGCGCACATCTAGTCTGTAAGAAGTAGCATTAGCTCCTCCAGCTCCTATTAGTAGGTTACCACCTGCAATACCCCAGTCTATAACTATATTTGAAGGGGTACCAAAAAGCATAACTGAAGTATTTTGTGGATTAGTGTTAGCTATACCTATTGAGGATATGTTCTTATCAATAAAGAAAGTACCATCATCAATATTTAAGTCTGTAGTATTATCAGTTATAGCAGCGACATTTGATTGAACTAAATTTATATTGGCATTAGCTCTGGCAGCATATGCTTGTAAATTAGATAGAATAGAGCCGGCGTTAGAAGATACTGTATTAACATTAGTTTGAGTAGATACAACATTTGATTGAACTAAGTCTATATTAGCGTTAAGAGCAGCGGCTATAGGACTAGCGGTAGCTGTATTAGCTGCTAGCTTATCTGCTGTAATAGAGCTAGTACTATAGTGCCTGGTTTCCAAAGCACTATTAGCAACTAACGTCGCTGTAACAACATTTGAAGATATTACTTGAGAAGTAATTTGGGTTATAGCCATTATCTCTTAACGCTTCCTAAAATTATTCTGTTTTATTAACATCTAACTCATTAAAGAATTCTGTTAAAAAGTCTTTTTGTGTAGCAGGTTCATCTTCCTCATCAAAAAACTCTTTTATGAAAGAGTCAATCTGATCATCAATAGAAGGCGGAATTAATAAATGATCAAATTCTAAATCTACACAGGCTTTTTTTACGAGATTATTTATATAAGTTATTTCTTCTTCTGTAAGGGGTTCCTGAGTCCCATCTAGATTCTTTTTTTCTGTATAATCATCTTGTAAATATATAGAATAAATATCACCTTCTAGCATAGTAGCTAAAGTAGGTTCTAATTCTATAAACCTATCGTAGGGAAAAGTTCTTTCAATAGGTGAAGCTTTTTTATCTACTTCAATATCTCTAAAATAACAATATACTATTTTTCCTTCAATGTCAAGGGCATTAAATTTAATTGTAAACATTTTGTCTCCTTAAGTCTTTATTATATACATCATCGAAATACCTGGATGTGTAATTGTATGAGTGTGGGCAGAGTGGTCTGCTACGGCAGTAACTGCGTTAATAGTTGCAGTTACGTCTTTGTCTGTTGTAGAGTTAGTTGATGCTGTTGTTAAACTATGTGCTGAAAGAGACTCTGAACTAGACGTATTAGTAAAACTACTTCCTATAGCAGTAGAAGTTGTGGCTCTTGCAACAGATGCTGAAGTTCCATATATAGCTCTTCCTCTAATATCTGGTAAATTAAATGTAGTAGATCCGTCTCCTGATCCAAAAGCAGTGCCACAAACAGCATAGAGCGCTGCATATGCTGTTCTACTTATTGCACTACCTGCACACTCTAACCAACCACTAGGAGCTGTGCTACCAGACCAAGCTACTACCACACCAGCAGGAATAAGTGGAGCAGCAGTCTCTGAGGTACTCCCCGTGATAGTAGATTGTACAATTAGGTTAGCTCTGATAGGAGCAAGAGCTGCATCAGTAGTATAAATTCCAACTCCTCTATCTGTATCTCCAGTATTTCCTGGAATCATCTTTATTGCCGCATTTTTTGTTCCATTATTAAATCCTAAAGCTATATCGTTAGAAGCAGAAGAAGATTTTAGCTCAATAGCGGCACTTGTAGCTGTTGTCTGGTTATTGGCAAAACTAGAAACTACTATTCTTGGAGTAATCGTAACTGCAGAAGTATGTTCCATCGTAGTTGTAGGAATTGCTGTCATAGAAACATTTAATTTTGGACCAGTTACAGATTGAGCAGTTAACATAGCGGCGGTAATAGTGTCGCTTTGAGGTGTCCTAAGGTTAATAAAATCTGAATTAAAAGTACCAGTTGTTCCTACTCGTAACCATACAGAGTTATTTGCTGACCCGGAGGTGTCTTTAACGATAGCAAAAGCGTCTCCTATATCAAAAGAGGAGATATTAGAAGCTGCAGCAGCCAAAGAACCTTGTTGTCTCCAAGCTATACCATATCGAGTAAAATTACCCCCAACAGGGTTGTTAGTTCTACCTTGTGCAGCAGTTATACTTGAATCTGATATATAGAGCACTCCCGTAGTAGAGTTTCTATAAAACATACCATCATATTCAGAAGCAGTAAGAGCAGCAGTCTCGGCTTGTAGATTTTCAGTATCAGGAGTAGAAGAACTATAAAAATTTTGTAATATAGACCGCAAACTAGAGTTAAATTGCGACCTTGAGATAGAGATAGATACTCCTTGTGAAGGGAGTACAAAAGTATTTGATCCTGATAATGCCATAGTTTAAACTCCTGTAACCGCAAAGTCTACTTCTGTGTAGATACTGCTAGGTCCTATTATGTCGTGCGATGATACGCCGTTTGAAAAATACACTGAAATATTAGCGCCTTCTAATCCTCTATCTAATACAATGCACTGAGGCTGAGCTAACTGATTAGAGCTAGCACTTATTGTAGTTGCTGTAACTCTAGGAATCTGTACATATCCCATTTGTGCGTAATCTATAAAAGTTACTGCAGTGGTTATAGTCACTGTTTGAGTAAAAAGTCTTTCATCGAGAGCAATTCGATATCTAAATTTATCTAAAATAAGCTCTGCTTGTTGAGGATTACTATTATTTACTTTATACCTAAATTGAAAATATCTAAAGGTTCTAGCGCCGGTAACAAAGTTTACATACCCATCACTATTTGCTACAGCAGTAAAAGCACTAACATTTACGTTGCCATTGGCATAGTATGGGTTTGAAGAAGCTACTCTAAATTCAGTATTTGTAGTTACTATACCAGAAGTGCCATAAAAAGTAGCTTCTGGTGACAAATCTAACCATTGAGTTAAGTTTACCAGTTTATAGGAGGTTCCTGCAACTGTTAAATTTGAAAATCCATTACTTCCTGTAGATCGACCGTTAGCATACCAGGAGTCTCCTAATACTATAGCACTACCATTAGATACTCCAGATATAAGAGACAATACGTTAGCATTTGCGGTATCTCCATCATAATTTCCAGTAGTTATAATACCATAAACATTAGCATAATAACTACCAGATGTACCACTAACTAGAGTTTTATTTTTGCTGTCATAGCTTACAGTAGCGGCAGAAGCGTTAGAGTATCCTAAGATATTACCTATTCCAAGTGCTCCAGAAAAATCAATGTCTCGTAAAGATCCAGCAGGGGCAGACTCTGTAACAGCGTCTTCTCCTACCTGTTCAGAATAGTCTAGCCAAGTAGATTTTAATGCTTGCTCTCCTATTAGTTCTAGCTGTATAGAAGCAGTTAAAGTACTTCCTAAATCTCTTATTTGTGTCTGGTATACCGCAGTAGATAAAGCTCGTAAATCAGAAGGAGATCCTCCAATTACGCTCCACCCAGAGGACGCTCCGTTAGCATTATCAACAGAACTAGAATCAAAAAGACTATCTGCCTTAGAGTAAGATAGACCTCCTGTGTTTGATTCATAGTAAGAAGCATAGGCAGTTTCACCATAGTTAGTATTAGTAAAGCCTGGTATGTAAGCTCCTGATGGATCATCTTCTGAATATGCAGCAAATACTTTATTATAAGTTGTTGATATTGATGTGTAGTTAGAAGTGACTACATCTTCACTTAAATTACCACTAGTGTCTCTAGTTCTAACTAGATAAGTATAAGGACCATATTGATCAATATCAATTACAACTCGGTTAGTACGAGCGTCTACTTTTGCTAAGTCATTTGCACTTGCCCATGCATCCAATAGAGCTGCTTGAGAGGATTCTGTTGTAGAGGCTATTCTTTTTATTTGTACTTCCAAAAGATCTAGGTCATAGTTATCGCCTGTAGTGATGTCCTGTACATACTGCCAAATAAATACTAAAGATTCTCCTGATTGTCCTACTGCAAAATTAATAACATTTAAAGGTTTAGCAGACTTACCAACAATAGACTGTTCTTTTACAATAGTAGAGCCTCTAAGATTTTTATTTAGAGGAGTTACTCTAACTACTATAGAGTTTGGGTTTCCTGATAACCCTCTTTCAATATTATCTATTTTAAATCTTATTTTACCATCGGTATCTGTACCAATAGCAGGAACTTTAACAATGTTGAAAGAGGTTAGGTCACCGCCATCAGAATTAATTTTATAAGATATTTCATAGTCTGTAACTTCTTGACCTGTGATACTATCAAAAGATATAAGTACTCTAGTAGCTACACCTAACGTAGAGTCTTTGTATAAACTCTCAGATATCTCAAGATTTGCTACCGCCTTAATTGGTAAAGGTCTGACCACTACTTGTTTAGTTACAAATGGGCTTCTTCTACCAAATTTATTTATGTTTCTAGCTTTAACTGCATGAACCCCTGTTTCTACCCGTTTTATAATTCTACTATTTGTACTCTCGTCTATAGATATGGGAATAAAATTATCAAGAGGAACGTTAACTGTATACACTGAATTATTAGCCAAATTAAGCATTCCTGGAAAAACGGTAGAATTATAATCAAAAGTAAATGTTTTAGCTGCTACATTTAAGTTGCCTACTGTTCCGATAGGATCAGGAGTTACATTTATTGCATAAGCCTGTGCTACGTTAGATTTTATATTATCACTTAAAATAACTCTGTAAATACCATTAGCTGTTAATGCTGCATCATACGAAGGAGCAGTAGTATCATAAGTAGAGTCTGAAATACCGTATACGTTACCCGCATTCCAAGCTATATTATCTCCTAATTCAATTAAAGGAACAGTGTATACATTAGAAACAACCCTTACATCTAAATTAGCTTCAGATGTAGGTAGAGTAGTTAAATTAATAGATACTTGAGAATTAGCTAGGTTATCTAACCCTTTTTCTAAATTAAAATTAGTATATGCTTCTCCATTTATAAATACTTCTGTAAAACCAGAGTGTCTTACAGATACTCCTAAAGGTTGCTTGAAAATATGTGAGTTAATAAGGTTTGTTGTAGTAGCTGTGTTTGTTCTTACTATTTCTTGATAGTTACCTGTAATATATAAAGCATTATTAGCAAAATATCTATGATCAATAATTTGGTTTAATGAAATATAAAAAGGTGGATCAGGTAATAAAGTATATAAAGTATTTGTGCCTGAGTGGTCATTATCAATTTTAATAGTTTGAGTGCCAGAATCCCATGCTACAACATTGGCACTATAGTTAGTAAGTCTAGTGTCAGAACCTATAAATCCAAGTAATCCTGCTGCATCTCCAGTTCCGCTTTCCTCTTTTTGATTTATAGGAAGAGTTACTTTATCAGTGCCTTTTACTCCTCCAAAATCAAACGTATCGTTAACATCTAATACATGTATTGAATCACCAAAGTTTACATCTATTAAGTTATCAATACCTACAACAGTTAAAGAAATATTACCATTAGCTTTATCAGGGGCTTCATCAATTTGATCTGTTGAAGTTACTAGTAAGCGGGAACGGCCAAATTCTGTAGTAAAACCGTTCTTACCATAAATAATTATTTTCTCCCCTTCAGTAACATCACTTATAGCATCCAAATGCATAGTAATAATATCTCTAGAAATAGAAGGAGTAGCATTACTTACTAATTTTAAATCAGTTGTGGGTCTAGCCCTATAGTATTCTGTAACAAATTCATTAGAATACCCAGTTCTATCAGTAAAAGAACTAATTTCAATATCAGTGTAAACAGAACCGTCTAAATCTCTTTTAGGGATAGCTCTAAGAGAAAAGTCAGGAGCAGGAGGCTTCAGTAGTGGATTAAATAAGTCAGTAAAAACTAAAGGTTGATAATCAATTAGTGTATCTGCGTCAACATACACATTAGAAACATACTCTACTGCTTCTATTTTTATAATTTCTTCTTTACTTCTATCTAAGGCTGATACTTTAAATAATTTATCTGTAAGAGATGTATAAATATTAGTAGGGTCATTAACCTCTCCTAATGTCCATAGGTCAAATCTACTTGGCAAATGGTTTGACCCCCAACCGCCTGAAAAAACTTCAAAAGTTTTAGAACCTACATCATATTTTCTAATAGCCTCTACTCTAACATACTCTGTACCTCCAGAAACATTAGCTGTGTTACTTAAAGAATAACTAGTATTACTAATTAAATAAGTATCAACTAATCCTGATTTAGTACTAGCTACTCTTACCGCTAAAGGCTTAGTATTTGCAGTAAATACAGTAGAAGTAATAGAAGGAACACCAATATGCTCAAGATAAATTGAGGTATTAGAAATACCGTCTGTACTATCTTTTTGGATAAGACCTCCGTATCCCCAAGCTACTGAAGCGGCTCTTTGAGAGACAGAAATAATTGACCCAGGTCTTAATTCTGATGCTTCAATACCAGTATCAAAAGATATTTTTCTTTTAGAGTATTTTTTATCTGCTATTAAATATTGAGCTAGTCTTATAGCTTGGCTTTTTCTATTAATACCATCTAATTGAAGAGATACTACATTTTCTATACCGTTTCGCTCATTTAAAGCACGAGGATCATCTATTCTTAAAGTTTCTCTTCTATTATGATTAGTAACATCTATATAAGAAACATCTACTCCAGTAATTAAATCCTCTTCATTCATTCCAGAAATCAGTAATGAGTCTTTTTTTATATTAGTTTCATTAAATATAGCTGATGGCATATCATCTGGTTTATCTTGATGTAAGTAAATTTTACCTCCAGTATAGTATAAAATAGATCTAAAAGTTAAAGTTAGTATTGCGATAAGGTCAATTACTTGTTTTTGATCTGCTATGACAGAGTCTAAAATAAATCTTCTTTCTTTAATAGAAGTTCCTACGTCATATCCTATTAAGGATTCTTTTACTGATGTTTTTGTGTTTCTTGGTTTATTTCTAAAACTACCATCTGCTTTAGCATCTACCCCATAAAATTTACCATTAGTGACATCACAGGCGTCATTATACATCGCTGCATCATAAAAAGAAAATTTATCAATATTACCTTCAGGAATTCCTAATCCATAAGTTGTATTTGTTAATAAATCATATATATGCCACACGGGATTTTGTGTCCAAGAATAAACAAATTGACCGTCCCATAAACCCTCATATATAGTAGGATTAGTATCGTTTAACACAGTAGTTCCTGTTTTTTGTTGACGATATCCATAATCAGCTCTATCTACGTCACTAATTTCTATTTGCCTCCAATCTATATCACCATTTTCTAAAATAGGTTGGTTATAATTAGAGGGAACTTTAACTATTAATCCTTTTATTAAATTACTTATAGCAGGCATTGATCCTTTATGCTCAGCAAAGGCTTTAATTGCATATCCTACAGTAGCAGTTCTTGTATACGCGATAGGTTGATCTATGATCTCTGTCCATCCTTGAAAAGTTACATTTTCTTGTATTTTCGAGGAAGCGTTATCGCCGGAGGTTTTTTCTATAGTAAATCTATATCCAGCATCAGATAATTTATCAGCGGGTATTTGTACAAATAGGTCAAAAGAAAAAGCTACGTTTGTTTTACCAGAAATTGTTCTTTCTTGAGAACCTAATTCTTCAACACCAGTTGAGTCATATACTGTAGCTTTAACAGTTATAGAGTGTCCTAAAATATTACCGTCATTATCTTGTTTTTGAAGACCACCAATAATAAGGTAAAATTTTAAAGCAGTTGCAGAAGTTGGGCTTGTATTTTGTTTATCAACAGCAGATCGTGGAACACCAGAGGAATTACCCTTTTTAAGCTCTACTGCAGAAGATAGTCTCTGAGGTAAAAAGGTATAATCTCCGAATAAAGGAAGGGGATTTTGAGTCAGAGTACCTGTGTTAGATACTACATAAAATTTCTCTGAATCAATTTGTTGATCAGATTCTAATAAGTCATCAATAAAACCTTCGTTAAATTCTATATCAATAGGACCATTAGGATTAATTCTGTATACAGGACCCTCACTTAACCCAAGGGTTAAAAACATTATATCAGTAGAAAATAAATTATTAGGGTCTTCTCGTCCACCACCGCCACCGCTTTTGCCGCCACCGCCGCCATTATGCACCTTAATACCATTAGCAATATAAGAATGATAATGAGATACCTTAAAGTTATAAACTTCGTCAGTTTTTAGAAACTCAATAGAAAAAATCTCAGATAATTCATTATTATCTGTTAATAATTTATCACCTATGTTAAAATCTTTTAGCTCTTGATAGTCTCCATCTTCCTTTAAAACCCAGTGATTAGGAGTTATATCTAAATACCCATACTCATGGGTTACTCGATAAATTTCATCTACAGGATGATAAAATGTCTCAGTTACGGAAGAAAGAATTAACTCACCTATCTCATCAAATGCCCATACCTTATCTCCTACTTCAATATCTGAAATAGGTTTTTGATAGCTATCACACGCAATAAGGGTGTCTGCAGAAAAGCAACCTCCACCGCCGCCTCCGCCTTCAATTAAAGGTACCGCTGTATCATCAATATAGATAATTGTCATTATAAAGTGTCTACCTTTTAACCAGTTCTAAGAATTTCGTTAGATTTCGAATAGAATAAGTCTCTTACATAAATAGTATCAGATATCCCGTGAGTCATTGTTTCTACATGCCCACTAAGCATTTGCCCTGCAACTCTAGGCATACCATAAACAATAGGTATTTTAGCATTAGGATCTGTGGTGTTTTCTAGTGCATCAAACATATCATTATTTCTTCTTTGTTGTTCTTCTGCGCTAGCTCTATTAGTTGTTTTAGGAGTTGCCTGCAACGCTTGCATCAGCCCTGATATCGCCATCGAAATACCCAGTTTTACAATAAAAGCCTGTACTCCTGCTGCAGTAGCTCCTGGAATTGCACCAGCAAGTGCAGGAGCTATATAGGGTGCAGCAATTATTACAGCTACTGCTATTAAAATCATTATAAACCCACCTTTTTTACCTCCAGAACCCCCAATAACTGGAACCAAAGTAAATTCTTCACCTTTAATTTTATTAAGCTCAAATTCTTGTTTAGTAATGCATTTTCCACTAGAGTTAATAAGAGTTAAATTTTCTTTAAATAAACTTCCATTTAAGATTTGATTAATATATTTTCGTAATTTGGGAAATAGTACTACAAGAGCATCTTTAATATCAGAAAGCTTATTAACATCTATTTGATGAGAGGTGACTCCAGTATAAGAAATTAATACTGGATGAAAATTTATAGTTACTAACATTCTAAACTTTCCTTTGTAAAATTTCTAAAGCGAAGATAATTAAGTTCGTCTAACCAATATTCATAAAAATTACCACTATGACTCCCTACAACGAACTTATATTGAGAAAAAATAGCAGAATCTTTGTCCGCCTCGCTAGGTAAATCGTCGTGATATTTTGTATGGCTGTGAAAAATACCCCAACAGTCATTTCCATATTTTAATAAGGCTATAGGATCTAAAACAAATGTTTCTTTAGGGAGGGAACTTATATTATCACAAGGTACATAATCAAAATCTTTAGTAATAATTCCACAGCATTCTACTTCTGGATTTTTTAACATATGATTTTTAAATCTATCAATTAAGCTTTCATACCTATCCATCTATTTATCCCCATCGTATATTGTTTATAGTAGTTTCCGTATACCGCTATATGCGACTTATGATTTTGAAATATATGTAGTATTTTACTATTTCCTATATATAAACCACAATGATTAGTAATTGTAGAAGAACCAATAGTCATAGTTATAACATCAAATTCTTTAGGACTATTAACTAACTGCCATCCATAATCTTTAGAAGATGCTTTTTTAATGCTGTCTTCATGAATTTGCTGATACCAGTAATCGTCTACTATATTACACCAGTCTCTAGTAGTATAGGGTATTTCTATTTCAAGTTCTTGTTTATAAATATACTTAACTAAATTAAAACAATCTATTCCAGTATTAGGGTCTAATCCTAAATGTTTAAAAGGAAGCCCTACGTATTTATCCCATTCCACCGCCATATACTTGCTATTTGATCTCTCCAATCTTGATTTAATACCTCAATTAAAGAACTTTTTCCTTCCGGTAAGTGAATAAATCTATTAGCCTCTATATATAAACCAAAATGAGTTGGTATTAAACGACCTGATTTAAATATTATTACATCATATTCTTGCAACTCTGTCAAGTAAACTTTTATAGCAACAGTAGTTGCCCAATCTTCAAGTGTCTGAACGGATAAGCGCTTCATCCAACCTCTTCCATCTTTTGGCTTACCACCTGGAAGACCTAAAGGTTCCCACAAACTTTCAAAAACATTAGAATTAAGCTCATTTTTATAGATGGAATCTATAAGCGTAATACAGTTGTTTTCTAAGTAATTATGCTTAATTCCTATATATTTAATATATTTTGATGCTATCATACCAATCAGCTAATTGAGGAACTACAGCAGTAAAATTTTCATTCCTACTTCTATCTAATAAACTTATATTTTTTTTAAACGTTTTCTGAAGTATTTCAGCATCAGGATTTTCTCCCATCATATATCTTAACCAATCAGATATATGATTTATCTCATAAACTGTTAACTTATGCTTATTTTCTTTTATAAATTGTTTATAAAAACTTAAAATCTTTTGTTTTTCTTCTTTAGGCAGTATTTGTAAAGATATAGAAGGAGGACTAACTAAAGTAGTACCAAATAAAGAAATACTTTTTTTCTTAGCCCATAAAAGTAAATCTGGCATAGAGTATATTGTAAAAATAGAAACCACGGAACTTATAGTTGTTATATAAGGCAACATTCTATCTACATTACTTTCAAAATCTTTCCAAATTAGTTCTTTTCTAACATACTCACAAACATCTTTGTAACCGTCACAACTAACCCATAGTTTTATTTCTTTAAAATGATTCCATAAATCTACTAATTTATAATTTTTAAAATTTAATATAGATAAATTAGTATTATATTGTAAAGTTATGTCTGTTTTATTTTTACTAATTAGATATTCTAAAATTTTATAGTGTTGTTCTAATACTAAAGGCTCTCCTCCAGCAAAATATATAACTTCTAAATTAGAATAAATTAAATCTAGTCCTTCCCAAAAAACTTTTGTATCCCAATACTCTAGCTTTTTTCCCTCAATATTAAAAAGTAGTTTTGCTTCTTTAATCCAAGAAGTACTAGAATAAGTTCCACAAGTTCTGCATCTAAAATTACAAGTATTGCCTAGTCTAAAATCTATATAAACTGGAAGTGGAGGAGTGAGAGTTTCTTGAAGGTATTCTTTGTGTTTCCAATAATTATTAGCGTTATTCTTTGGATTTTCATACACACCAAGCTCTTCTTTTCGGAAACACGCATCGTAGCATTGAGGAGGGATTTTATCATCTAGAAAAGTTTGGCGTAATGACTTATACTCTTCTCCGTGCCAAACATCAAGTATTGTTTGCTGACTAGTTCCTAAAGAGTATTGGTCACCAAAAGTATCTGAAAAACAACAAGCTTTGTATTGACCTTTCATATTACCATGAAGATGAATCCAAGGAAGTATACAACCTTTTATTGCCATTATTGCTTTGGAACCACTCTTCCTGTACCAGGAAAGGCTCCAAAGTGTACTGTATTATTTCTTACTCTACAAGCTTGATACGATTTTGCACATTCATCTTCGTCTGCGCTTACTCCAACTAAATTATTTATTGTAATAGGATCAGCATTTGAAGTCTTAACAGGAAAAGTACCAGGTATAACAATAGAGCCTGGACCAGGATATTGGCACTCCTCCCCTTTATATATCCATTGACAGGTATTTTTATAGAATTTACGCTTTGGTAACTGAAGCTTAAAATACTGCAACCAACTAGTTAATTCAAATTCTGCTTTAGTTTCATTTAATAGCTGTAACTGAGTAACCTTAAACACATCTTTTACATAAGCTTCTTCATCATACTCATCGTTAACAATATATAGATTTTCATTATTAGAAACATTAGCTAAAGGAGCAGACAGGAACAGTATTCTATCCTCTTGTATATCTTGAATCTGAACAGTGTTTGTTGAAAAAGTAGTAGTAACATTATCACCTGGTCTGTAAGGGGTCCCATTTATTACAGATACTACGTTACTTGATATATAATCAATTTTTGAGTGCTCAGGCCAATATTGTAAATGATTAGCAAAGGTAGACTTTATTTCTACTACTGCCCCAAGTAAGTCTCTACTATCTGCTTTTAAATTTTTCCAAGTTTCTCCCTTACTTATAGCTTCAGCATAAGTCCAAGGAACATTAGATTTTGCGTAGGTAGAATCTACAACATCTTGATCATAGTGAACATTGTTAACTACAGTTCTAGGGTCAAGACCGTATACTAATTCTCCATTAACATATCCTTGAGCAGAATTAGAGGTTACGTTGCCTACTAGATAAGGATTCTCAACAAAGGCTGTAATAGCATTATCATAATTTGATATAGATAAAGTTATTCTATCAATAGTACCATCTGAGTTAGTGCTTATACCATCTACTTCTAACGGATAGGCAAAATAGCTTTCTCCTCCATAAGTCACATTGTAACTTAGATCAGAGAAGTAATCGCCTACAACTTCAGCTACTCTCCAAGGCATATCAGCAGGCCAAGTATACCCAGTTCCTTTTTGTCCGGGATTACCTGATTCTAAAGGAGGGTACCACTCTCCTGGATAATATACAGTAAAGAGTCTAACTAAAGGAGCCTGTAAAAAAGCATTTTTACTAGCAATAAAAGGACTATTAGTTATTGCGGAAATTGTAGCAGCAGTTGATTGTTGAACATTTCCAAGAGATAAGTTAGAAGCTACGAAGCTCAAAGACTCTGTATTACCCGTATCTCTTCTAACAGTAACCGTATTGGCTCCTGGTAAGGCAAAAGAATAAAATTGAATTTTATTATTATTTTGATGATATTGCCACTCAGAAGGATGACGATATTGATCTGACACATACACTGTAAGTTCAGCGTTAGCATTTGTAGAGGGTATAGTATCACCAGCTAAAGTAAAATAATCTTGAGTACTAGTAGAAGCAAAAGATTGAAATGAAGCAACATTAGCTATTAAATAATGATTACTTACAACAGATTCAGAAACCTGAAACTCTTGATAAACATTAGACATCTTAACTTTAATATTATTAGTAGAATTATTTACGTTAGCTATATAGCCAGATGCTCCAGAACTTAATCCAATAAGAACATTTCCATTTGTAAATGGAGAAGCGTCGTCTACTGATATAATATAATCATATAATCTAGAACTCATGTTATGAAAAGTCTTCCCTCATTTTAAGTGTCACTGTATAAAAATTCTGAGTTAATGCTAAACCAGAAGAAATTACTTGTTTTATGTCTAATGCACCATCAAATCTAACTCTTACTGTACCACTACTGTTAATATGTGTCAAGTCAAAAGTAAAAGTTTCATACTCTCCATTACGATCATTATAAAATGTTTCTATCGCCTCTCGTTCTACACCGCTTATGTTAGTATAAGTTAATTGATAGCTTCTTCTAGATCTTCTAGACATTAATCTTCGTCTTTCATATCCAGCTTGAGTTTCATACTTACTAACCATATATTCTCTACCAAGCTGGAACCCATTTGAAGGCTTTCTATCTCTCATATCAGTAAAACGACCTATAGAATCGACTGCTCCAATTAAAGTTCTAACTTCAAGAGTTGTGTTAGCATAATCAACTTCTCCATCATCTATAGCAGGAGCTATAGGCAGATCTATACCATTGTATCCAAGAGTAGCACTTGGATAAGTAAAACTATCTAGATTTTGTAGAATACCAGAAAGAGTGACAAAAATAGCATTAGCGCTATTTATATTCCCAAGAGCGGGAGTCGGAACTGAAAAAGCTGTAGCAACCCCATTTAATAAATAAGTATTAGAGTCTATAGTTGTTGACGCAGTATTAGAGTAGTGAGCATGATAAACTGCTGGATATGTACGAGTAGCCCTAAATCGTTGTGGTAAATCTATAGTACGTAATACAAGTTCTGTAGCACCAGGAGCAGCAATGAAACTAACTGAACCGTTATTATTAGATAAGTAATAAGATGAGACATCTTGAACTATACCATCAATAGTAGCTATCACCTCTCCTGCAAAAGAGACAGTAGAAGGTAAAGGAAACTCTACTGTAGCTCCTGTACTGGTATAAGTTGTTGTTCCTACTGTTGCAAACGCAGTTAAAGAAACTGTAGCATCATCTGGATAAGTTGCCATTTTTTATTTCCTTACTTATAGGTTAGACCTCATTGATTTTCTAATTGGTCCATTAGATTTTAGATCTTTTAATATTAGTTTTACTATCATAGCTTCTCCATCAAACTGTGTATCACCTTGTTCAGCTTCTTTCTCAGACCCAGAATTTTCAATCTGAACTTTTACAGGAGGTGCTTTACCAGAAGCATTCATACGCTCCATGCTTGATTTACCAATAGAATCAACTGCACTCTTCTTCATTACAAACTCACCGGGTTCTAGGAGAGCAGGCACTCTATCTTGATACATTACGTTGCCGCCACCTGCGAAGCGTTTAATTGCTCCATAATCAGATACTAAGCCGCCGGATTTGAATCCGTAAGCCAAATCAAATCCGCCGCCGAATGTGCCTGCTGCTGCTCCTGCTGCTGCGCCACCAGTAAATAAACTACCAATACCACCGACTATAGTTCCAAATAGTCCTCCGCTTCCTCCAGCGCCGCCTCCAAGACCTGTGAAAGAAAATAATTTTGAAACAAAACCTCCTAATCCAGAAGTGCCTTCGCCTAACTTTGAAGTAAAAGTGCCTAAAGAACCAGTAACAGTGCTTGTTGCATCTGATACTTTATAGTAATCATTTGCAAAATCATCTTCAAAACTAGCAATTGTGTCGTTTGTTTCTTTTAGACTATCTAAGGCTCCTTGTCCGCCTTTAAACATATCTATTAAGTCGCCTCCTGGTATAGCAGCGTCTCCAGGGAGACCCGCATTTTTAATAATTACATGGAAAGGATTTAAAAACGATCCGTCTGGAGCAGACACACTAAGGATATCTGAACCACCCCCTGTTCCTATATTTGCAGGATTGGTATAATAAGGGTCTGTTGCTGATCCGGTTAGTTCGCCGAGACTGATATCTTTAATAAATCCTCCGATAAAATCTTTTACAGGTTGTACTACAAACTCTTCCATAATAGCCTTTTGAGTATCTGCAAGAATCGTTCTCACCATATCTTTAAAGCCTTGTTTAAAGTTATCCATAGTCAGAGTTCCGTCATTAATAGCGTCTAACAGTTTATTCATACCATCGGCTAGATTATCGCCTATAATACCAGCAACTTTGTTAGCAACTTTAACTAGCTTGTCTCCTAAAATCTCATTAAGTTGTTCTTGTGCTGCAATGGCTTTTAGTTTTGCCTCTACTTCATTCTCTGCTGCTTTCAGGGTCTTATTAGAAGCGTCTATTTCAATATCTCTTTGTCTTTTAGCGTCTTTAATTCTTTCTTCTAGACCAGCTAACTCTGTTCGTTTTTGCATATCT